AGAACGAAACAACCTAGAGAGGGGTAAAAAGGGCGTGAAGACTTGAAGAAAAAAGACGGTAGGGACGGAACAAAAAACCTAAAACCGACGAATACGCTAACCATGGAAGAACGGAAAGAACTAGCCCGTAAAGGCGGTAAAGCGTCCGTAATAGCTAGACGGAAAAAAGCGGACTTAAAAAAGACAATGCAAGTACTACTAAGCCTAGACGTTACGGACAAGAAACAACGTAAGCAACTAGAAGAGTTAGGACTTGAAACAACGAACGAGGCTTTATTAGCGTTAACGACATTTCAACAAGCCGTAAAAGGCAACCAGCGAGCGACGGAAAACGTAATTAAGTTAGCGACTACGGAAAAAGACAAGCACGACATAGCGGAACAGAAAGAAAGAATAAAAGCTATGAAGATGAAGAACAAACGAGAACTCGAGGCGGGAGGGTTAGAGAATGGCGACATTACCATTATCAACGACATTCCGAGCGAGTGAGAATATAAACCCGACTTATTACAAAGTGTGGCACACACAAAAGCCGTACATAGTGTTAAAGGGCGGGCGTAACTCGTTTAAGTCTTCCGTAATTGCATTGTTGTTAGTGTTTAAAATGGCGCAAGCAATACAAAAGGGGCAAAAAGTAGAGATAGTTATTATTCGTAAAGTAGCAAATACATTATACGATAGCGTCTATCAACAAATTAAATGGGCTTTAGATAAGTTCGGACTTTCTGACAAGTTCGAGCCTCGTAAAAGTCCGTATAAGATCATACACAAAGGAACTAATAGCACGTTCCACTTTTATGGCCAAGACGATTACGAGAAATTGAAATCAAACAAAGTCGGGGGAATTATCGCGGTATGGTATGAGGAGGCTAGCGAGTTCAAAAGCTCGGAAGAGTTCGACCAATCAAACGTAACCTTTATGCGACAAAAACACCCGGACTACGACCGAGTGCAATTCTTTTGGTCGTATAACCCACCACGTAACCCTTACAGTTGGATAAACGAGTGGACGGAAAGTCTAAGAGATAGCGAAAGTTATTTAATACATGAGTCTAGTTACCTAGACGATACACTCGGTTTCGTAACGGCACAAATGCTAGACGAGATAGAGCGTATTAAGAAGAACGACTACGACTATTACAGATACTTATATTTAGGCCAAGCCGTCGGACTAGGTAATAACGTTTATAACATTGATTTAATGCAAGGTGTAGACGCAATACCGGAAGACGAGCGACCTATTTATTTATATTTCGCAAGTGATACGGGGCACCAACAAAGCGCGACCACCTCATTATGTTTACTACTGACACACAAACAAGGCGAACAACGCCCGCGGGTGTATCTACTAGACACGTACTATTACAGTCCGCAAGGTAGAGTACATAAAAAGGCGCCCAGTCAGTTATCAAAAGACTTGCGAGAGTTTGAGTTACAAATGAACAAGCAATACAAGCGGTTAACAATCCGTAATAGAACAATGGATAGCGCCGAGGGGGCTATTCGTAATCAGTACTTTGAAGACTACGGAATACGCTGGCACGCGGTAAACAAAAAGAAAAAAGTTGTAATGACTGAATACGTCCAATCGCTATTAGCGGAGAGGCGTTTTTATTATCTCAAAACACCTAACAACCTAGAGTATTTTATCAACGAACATAAAACCTATTCATGGGACGAGAAAAGTTTAATGAATGATGACCCGCAAGTTATCAAAGAGAATGACCACACTTGCGACGCGTTCCAATATTTCGTAATGGATAACTTACGCGACCTAGGGTTAGAGCATTAAAGGAGGTGTACAAGTGCATTGGTTAAACAGATTGATTTATTTATTCAAGAAAGGGGGCGGACAATTGAGAGATATTATTTTAGGACAAAGTATTAATAAGATTACAGATCACCCGCGCGTTGCTATCGACCAGCGAGAGATTGACCGTATTAATGACAATTTCCGAGTGTATACTGGTAAACATAAACCTATTGAATACCTAAACAGTAACGGACGACGTGTTAAACGTCCATTCGTGGCGCTAAACATGGCGAAAGTAGTATCGGGCTATATTGCCGGCGTGGTATTTAACGAACAATGTTCAATCTATGTAGACGATATAAACGGCGACAAGAAAGAACAAACAGAAAGTAAAGCGAACGAGTTCATACAAAGAGTTTTAAACGATAACAAATTTAAAAAGAACTTTTCTAAGTATTTAGAGGCTATGTTCGCTACCGGAGGCCTAGCGGTTAAACCATACGTTGACGGTAACAAGATTGAGTTTAGCTGGTGTCTAGCGGACACATTCATTCCGTTACAATCCAATACTAACAACATTAGCGAGTGTGTAATCACGTCAACATATAGCGAGGCTAGCGGTAAGAAAACTATTTACTATACCTTGCTAGAGTTCCATGAGTGGCAAAAGAACGGCGACTACACCATTACGCATGAACTTTACTACTCGGACAATAAAGACGTAATCGGGAAACGAATTGCGCTAACTGACTATGAGCCTTGCGCGGACTTACAAGAGGTTATCACGTTGAAAGGGTTAACCCGTCCATTATTCGCTTACGTCAAGCCTTACGGGTTTAACAATATCAACCCGCGTTCGCCGTTGGGCCTTTCAGTTTTCGATAATGCAAAACCTACGTTACAACAGATTGACGAAACGTACGACGCGTTCCGTTGGGAGATTAAACAAGGGAAACGACGTTTTATTGTTAGTGATCATTTCTTACGAGGCGAGCAAGACGCTTTAGGTAACGTTCGTACTTATTTCGACGAAGAAACAGACGTATTTGTTGGTTTGCCGGCTGGTATCGACGATATGAGCAAGAAAGACATTACAAGCGACCTAAGAACTAGCCAATATATCGAGGCTATTAATAAGTTCTTATCTACACTTGAAATGCAAACGGGGCTAGCAAGTGGCACGTTTACATTCGACGGTAAGAGCATGAAGACGGCGACCGAGGTAGTGAGTGAGAAATCAGACACTTACCGCACTAGAAACTCACACGTTACAGAAATCGAGGAGTTTTTAAAAGAACTAATCGTATCTATTTTCGAGTTAGGGAAAGCAAGCGGGTTATATACCGGTAATATTCCAAGTTACGAACAAATAGGCGTTGATTTTGACGACGGCGTGTTTAGCGACAAGAACGCGGAACTAGACTTTTTAGGTAAAGCGTCAATCAACAAATTTATTAGTAAGCACGACGCTATTAAACGATTATTCAACTTAACCGACGAGCAAGCGGGCGAATGGTTAGAGCGTATCAACGAGGAAGAATACAAGTCTAGCGTTGAATATCGCGAAAATAAAGCCCTAGAGGACGAATACGGGGCGGTTGAATAATGACTATCATTGATAAGTTAAACGAGCGTACACGCAACATATCGAACAGATACAACGAAATAACACTAGCTGTAATAAAAGAGCTAGCGGAAGAACTAAACATAACGGAAGAAGACTTAATATTGTGGCGCGCTAGAGTCGAATTAAAAAAGTATTCCGTTGTAGATCGTGTAAGGCGTGAGATAGCGCCAAAGGTTAGCAAGGCTAACAAAGAACTAGAAAAAGAAATAAACGAGGCGAGCGTTGACGTGGAAAACGAAAACGCCCGCTTTTTTAGTACGCCCGACTACGAACTAGCGTTAAAGAGCGTTGAGAGCGTAAAGGAATTAGCGTTTAAGGACTTTCACGAAAACGTACAAAAGACTTTACTTGATAACAACATTTATAACAACGCTATTCGGAAGACATACGACGACATATTACAGCGAACTAGCCGTGAGCTAGTAAACGGAAACGTAACACTAGAGCAAGCAATAGAACGGGCTGTAATGGACGTTTACGAACGAGGGCTACCGTCTGAGTTTATCGACAAGGCGGGCCGTGTGTGGAATGTAGAGCGGTACGCGGAAACAGTCGCAAGAAACGCTATGCAAAACACGTATAACAAGGTACGTACCGCAAGAATGGAACAAGAGGAACTATACACCGTTCTAGTATCTTCACACCCTAGAGCGCGTGAGGCGTGTTCGTATTGCCAAGGTAAAGTAATTGATATTCGACCTATCGGAGAGAATACAAGCGGTTATCCAAGCGCCTACGAGTTCGGTTATGGAACACCAGCGGGGCACCGAGGAATTAATTGCCGTCATCAATGGTTTCCATTCGACCCGGACATAAACGAGAATAACCAACCGCAAATAGAGCCGGAAGACGCGCAACGTACCGAGGCTATCTACCAACAACGGAACGCGCTTGCACGGCGAATTAGAAAAACAAAAGGGAAATTAGAACTAGCTAAGACGCTAAAAAGTGATAGCGTTGAACACTATACAAAGTTGCTACGCAAGCAACAAGCACGCATGAGGGACTACGTGAAAGAACATGACTTGAAACGTGATTACAGCCTAGAGCGTGCACAAATTCAACCGTAAAATACAGTCTTTTCGGGAGGAGCAGACGTAAAAGAACACCAACAAAACTACTTATGAGAAGCAACCTCGTAAAAAGCGTAAAGGAGGAAAACAATGACTTTCAAAGAATACTTGAAAGCGCAAGGCTTAGACGATACGACAATCGAGGCAATCACTAGTGGAATGAGTGAAAACAAGTTCTTTATTGCTAGCGAGGAAAAGCTAGACGAACGGTATCAGAAAGCAAAAGAAAAGAACAAACAGTACGAGGAAGATTTAAAGAACGCTAATACGTTGATTGAGCAATTAAAACAAAACAACGTAAGCGCGGAAGATATGAAAGCTAAGTTAACGGACTACGAAAAACAGATTGAAGAATTAAACAATCAACGACAAGTAGACAAACTTAACAACTATATCGACTTAAACCTAACAAGTGCTAATGTTCGCAACTTAAAAGCGGTTAAGGCGCTGTTAAATATGGACAGTATCAAGGCCAATGACAAGGGAGAGTTTGAGGGGTTAACAGAACAGTTAGACGCGTTGAAAGAGAGCGACGGATATTTATTCAACGGTACCGAGTCCGAGCAACCGGAAACGCCTCGTTTTGCTGGCGGTAATCCTAACAACGAGCCTAAGTTATCGGAATTAGATCAAGCATTATTTAACGGCTTTGACAATGTATAAAAACTAAACAAAGAAAAGAGGATATATAAATATGGCAATTAATTACGCGGATAAATTCGCACCTAAAGTAGACGAGCGCTTTACAAATGAGGCGTTATCAACACCAGCGGTAAACCAAGATTATGAGTTTGTTGGTGTATCAACAGTAAAAGTATACAGCGTTAACACGGTAGAGTTAAACAACTATACATTATCGGGAACATCACGTTACGGAACACCTAAAGATCTAGAAAATGAAGTACAAGAAATGCCGTTATCTCAAGACCGTTCATTTACATTCGTTATTGATCGTAAGTCTATCGATGATACAGCGGGACAAATGGAAGTAGGGAAAGCCCTTGCACGTCAAATTAGCGAGCAAGTAATTCCGGAGGTAGATAAATACCGTTTCGGTAAAATCGTGGCAGGCGCGGACGCTGGCAACGTGGTTACAAAAGCTATCACAAAAACAAACGCTTATGAGTCAGTATTAGACGGACAATTAGCATTAAACGACGCAAAAGCGCCTCGAGTAGGACGCGTGCTATACGTTTCAAACAACTTTTTCAAACTTATTAAATTAGACGAAAGCTTTATTAAAGCTTCAGACCTAGGACAACAAGTGTTGTTAACTGGTCAAGTTGGTTCAATCGACGGGTTAGCGGTAATTCCGGTTGCTAAGTCTGAAATGCCGGAAAACGTTGAGTTCTTTATCACTCACGCAAGCAACACAACAGCGCCGGTTAAATTAGAAACTTACAAGATCCACGAAGACGCACCGGGTATCAGCGGTTTCTTGGTTGAAGGACGTTTACGCTATGACGCTTTCGTATTAAACAACAAGAAAAAAGGTATTTACGTTCACAAAAAATCTTAATCTAAAGGGGTTATAAAATGGAATTAATCAAAGACGGGGTAACACATAACGTTACCGACGAGGTATTTATTCAAGCGTTAAGAAACGCGGGCTTTAAAACACCGGAAGAATTAGCGAAACAACCGCAAGAAGGAACAACAGACGTTAAAGAGGGGGACGAGTAGCCCCCTTTATTAGTTAAAGGAGGCGAAAGGCTTTTGAAATATTTAACGCATGAAGAAATGCAAGAACTAGCAACAGAATTGCCGGTTACATTCCCGGAGATTACGAGATTAGTGGCCGAGGCGGAAAAGCTAGTAAACATTTATACACGTCGTTTTTACTTTTACAATGACTTTCAGAATGAAAACAAATTTATTAAAGAGTGCATAAAAGACGCTATACGTGAGCAAGTAAGATATTTCCATAACACAAATACAAGCACGCTCGAGGAAATCAACGACACACCGCAAACGCTAACTATTGGACGAATGACTATTAGCAACTCTTCCAAGTATGGCG